TACTAAAATCATTGTCACCACCACCACCAGTAATTGTGCTGTTTCCTATAATCCACTCATTTGCTCCAATAAATTTAATAGCATTTGATGCTCCGCTATTTGCTTGTACTGTTAAATAAGTATGTGCAGTAGTTCCTTTTACATGGAGAGGTGAAGCAGGAGAAGTAGTTCCTATACCAACTTTATCTGCAAAAGTAGCACCTGCATTAAATGTTGCTAAACCTGCTGCTGATATATCAAGTTCAAGTGCTGTTGTTGCAGTACTACCATCAATCCCTTTAAATAAAATACTTTTATTGGCTATGGCATTAACAAAAGATATAGCACCACTATTGTTACTAATGGTATGGACAAGCGAACCACCTGAATTTATTTTTATATCATCTCCACCTGCATCAAGTATTACATCACCTGCTGCATCTAAAGTTATATCTCCACTAGATAGAGCTATAGTAGTTCCGTCTATATTAAAGTTATCAATATCTATACCCGCATCGGCTGTAATTTTTCCCGCTGAAACAGTAGTTCCTGATACATCAAGATTACCGTTTACGTCAATTGTAGTAGCAGCTATCTGAATCTCTGTATCTGCAACAAGGTCAAGCTGCCCATCAGTACTTGAGCTTACATGGATTGCAGCATCACGAAACTGTATTTTTTTGTCAGTACCCATAGTAGAGTCAGCATTACTAGCAAACCCACCATTAAAAACTGTAGCTGCTGTTGTTGTCAGCACGCCTGTAACAAGGGCGGTAGTTGCCATGTTTACAGCTCCGTCAATGTCTACGACATCTAGATTGGCTGTGCCATTAACATCTATAGCTCCTTCTAGGTCTATATCACCACCAACTATAAGATCATCTGTAACTGTTAGATCGTCTTGTACTTTCAAGTCTACGACAGACAAACTAGCAAAAGCGTCAACAACTGCTGCTCCACTTCCTGCTCCGTCTAAATAAACTGCTTTTGTATCTCCAGGTGGTATCGTGATGTTAGCACCACTACCTTGAGAAATAATTATGTTTTGAGAACCACTTGTACCGTTTTCGATAAAGTGCATTCTGTTTATAGTGTTAGGAGCAATAGTTATTGTGCAAGCACTATCAAGCGTTCCTGTGTATTCAACATACATAGCTCTAACTGGGTCAGTCGCTCCGTCTGCAATAGTTGATGTGTGAGTATCTGCGTTGGTGGTTATGCCTTCTGTTCCGTAACCTAAGCCTTCACCAATCAACTCAAGATTAACATTTGTATTTGTACCCCAAGTTCCACTAGCATCACCAGTAGCCATTTCATTAAGTCTTAGATCGTTTACATATGTACTTGCCATTTATTTTCCTCGTATAAAATTATATATTATTATGCTACTTCACTCCAATCAGGAGATTGAGTTGTAGAAATTGTTGAATAGTTTGGTGTTTGTGAATCATCTACTAAACTCCAAATTAAAAGTTTTCCTAATACACCTGTTGCTAATACATCAGTATTATCTACAGATACATTTGCATCGGCAATTGTAGTTAAACTAGTTACTGAACCTGTAGCTGCTCCTAAAGTTATTGGAAGAATATTGTTAGATATAGTTCCTACACTTGATAACGCTGTTGTTCCTACTACATTTGTAGGAAATACATTAGCATCACAAGTTACTGTTTCATCTCCAAGTCCTACTGTAGATGCAGTACCGCTAACGCCTTGTATTGCAAAACCAGCAGCTACTACTGAATTTAAAGCAGATGTTCCAACTACACCTGTTTCAACTACATTAGCATCACCAGTTACGCTTGATTCATTTCCTAGTGTTGTTGTACCAGCTAATCCTGTAACAGCAACAGATACTGCGGTTGCACCAAAAGGTCCATCACCCCATGTACTGCGACCCCAACCAGTTGCCACTTAAAATCCTATGCTATTCTGATAACAGCGTTTGAAGCGTCCGCAGTAGGAAAAGTAATTGTAAATGATCCTGCTGTAGATGTTTTATCTCCGCCAAAATCAAATACAGCAACTGCTGGATCGCCTGATGCTGTTTCATTAAAAATCATACAACCTCTAGCTGTAATTGTAGCTGTTCCAAAAGTTAAATCTGCAAAGTCAGTTAATGCTGTTGTTCCACTATTTGTAGGTTCTACTTTAGTTAAAGTTCCACCTTTAGCTGTGTAATTAGTTCCACTTGCTTCATTTGTTGTAGTGTAAGCAGTTGTTGCTGCTGACATAGTTGCACTTGAAGTGTATAAAGCTAATTTAAAAGTATTGCCACCTGTTGAAAAATTATGCTTTGCTTGTAAAAGTTCTTTTTTAAAAGTTGAGCACATTGCTTGTGTTATTGCCATTATAGTCTCCTTATAATATTTGCTAGGTCTTTATGACCTTGTTGTTCTAATTGATTGCATATTGTACAAATATGATTCTTTACTGCTTCATTCATGTAGTAAGAAATTACTTTTTGTGTAGCATTTTTAAATACATGAGCTTGAGCTTTTATAGGTTCTGGTGCTGTATCACTTATTGAAATTAATCTTTCAGTTGCCATAGAAGCAACTTCTTCAACTGAATGTCCTCTATTGTCTGTTGTTGTTACACCTAATGTTCCTAAAGAACTTTCAAATGGGTCTGTATTCATCATGGTTTATTAGGTTCTACTATGTCATTAAAATTAGTTTCTGGGTCTTCTCTTCCAGAAATGCCGTAAGGAACCATTTGTTGTTTTATAACTTCTGAATATTTACAAACTTTCATTTTATTATTTTTAACATAACTTACTACAGGATCATTTAAACGATGATAACCATATAGCTTATCTTTAATCTCTACATTAGCATCTAATAAATTAGACCTCAATGCTATTGATACTTCTATTTTTTGTTCCATACATTTAGCTAACCAAAATTCGCAACAAGCTCTGCCCATTTCAGCAAAATAAACTAATTTTTTATAAGTAAAATCAGCTCCAAACATGCTTATAGAACCAACTTGATTCCAATATGCAAAAGCTATTGCATAAGCTACTGTATTATTTAAATACCCACATTCCGTATCATTAATAATAGCTTCTATAGGATACAATTCAACAGATGGTGCTCTTTGATCTAATTCAACAGAATAAACAGGACAATTAATTGTAGACAATGTTTTTCTCATTAACTCAGTTTGACCACCTGCATCTTCAGTATCAAAGAATCTAGTCATTGGGTCCATTGCAAAAACTCTATCTGGATTAGGTATAATTCCACACATTGCATTAATTGCCCAAACTTCATCAAATTCTTGGCTATGCGTTCTAGCTATATGAAAGTCTAATTGACTCTCTCCCATAGCTACAATAGCTATATTTTTACCTTTTAAGGCTTTTATTGGTTTTTTTAACATTGTCTGCTCCTAAATGTTTTATGTTACTGGTACTTGAAAAGTTCCTTCTTTATATGTATCAGACGTATTTCTACCTTCTCCTAATACTTTTAATCTTCCTAAAGCTTCTTGGTATCTTTGATTGTACAAATTCATTAAATCAGGCTCTCCTTTCATGTAGGTATAACCTTCAACTAAAGAGCCGTATAACAAAACATTAGTAGCATTTGTTGCTAACCATGTAGTTTCACTATCTGTTCCTGCTGTTATAGAACTAGGTCTGTAAAAATAATGTAATTCTGCTGTGTAGTCAGCATCAGGTGTTGGTCCTACAATATAAGTGGAATCATTAAAAAGTGAATAATGCTTTGGAGCACTTGTTGTAGTTGTTGTTGGATAAGCTTCTCTAATAAAACTTACATCTGTTCTTATTAAATAAGTATAAGTATTTGAACTTATTGTAGCTAAAGAAAAGGTATCCATAAAATCACTTGGAGTTGATAAATATTGATTTCCAGTAGATAAATTTCCTTGTACGTTTTTTCTAAAAACAGGCAAACGTACTAATTTTAATATTCTTTCTTCAGCTTGTTTAATTATTGTAGGTAAATCAGCAACAAAAGTAGTTTCTGAATTTTGTAAATAATTTTGTATAGATTCTTTTAATTCTGCGTATGTCATAATTAACTCGTTGTAACTGTTAATGTTCCAATTTTACCAAATATATCTAAACCAACCGTAGATGAACCAAACTCTGTTACTCCTCCTCCTATTGGATCAAATGCTGAAAGCCTTCTACTTGCTGCCAATCCTCTGTCTGGTCTAGCATTAAGTAATGCTTGAGGATCATCTTTAGTATGTTTTCCTAACTGTAATTGAGGTTGATCTACATCAAAACATTCTGTACAAACTCTATATCCAGTTCTTTTTTGATTGTATATTTCAAACTTTAAATCATTGTAAGGGTATTCAAAACTGCAACGATCACAATAAGCTATAGATTTTTTACCAGATGCAAAATTACCCATTAATTTCTAGCAATAAAAGGAACAAATCTAACGGATGATTTATCTCTGTCTTCTGATGCTGCATATTGCCATTGTTCTTCATACAATGACTTTAATGCTACAACTCTTTCAGGTTGTTCTGCATGTTTAATTGATAAGTAATAAGCTAAACCAGCAGTAGCACACGGTAAAAATCTTGCAGGTAAATCTAAAGTATTAGATGCAGGAGCACCTACGTCTTCAATTCTAGCAATCCTGTAATAAAACAATGTGTAAGTTTCTGCATTATCAGGAACAGGGTACAAATGTACAATTGGAGCTGATTGTTGCCTATCTATATATATTTGAATAGGAGAACCTTGAGAAAGTTTATTAGGAATTGCTGAATAAGTAGATACAGAAATACGATTTAAACGTGTATCGCTTTGTGTGTTTACATTTCCAGAGTTAGTTCTAATAGAAAATTCAATTAAATCTATAGTATCTGAAGGCATAGTATAACTACCTGTTCCAGCAGTAAGCGTTTGCGTTCCACTTTCAACTGTCCATAAGTTAATACCTCTATTTGCCCATTCAAGAAACATAGTATTTAAGGAGCGTCTAGCACTCCTTAAATGATATCCAGAACGCATCTCTACTCCAGCCATATCATAGGCTTCTTCTGCTAGTTCTGTAAAATCTGGATTAAATGTAGCTGTGCCACTTGTAGCCATTTACACTTTTCCGCCATATTTCTTTTTAACTAAATCTTGATACATCATAGGTTTAACTGTTTTACCAGATTGATACATCATAGGTTTAACTTTCTTTCCACCCATCATTTTTTTAACTTTCTTTCCACCCATCATTTTTTTATTTTTATTCATATTAATCTCCTTAATAATGTTTAGTTACTTCCATAATAATACTGTAAGTATCTAAATTTGTGTGACCAACAGTAGTAAATAAAATGTCTCCATTTACACCACTACCAGCATTATTAGATATTCCACCAAAAGTAGAAAAATCTAATGTATCGGTTGTTCCAGCCAGTTCTAAAATAAAGACATTTGTACTTGCGTTAAAAAACATTTGTACAGTCATACCATCTATTGCGTACCATATCTTATTTATAGTAACTCTAGTGCAAGCTGCTCCTATTGCACTAACAACTAAAGCTGATACATCAACTTTAGCTACTGCTGATTCACCCGAACCGTCACTAATATTTGTAAACTTTAAAACGGCAGTTTTAGTGCCGTCTTGAAGCGTTTGTGAAGTTACTGCATCAGCCATAATTTACTCCTTAAATAATACCTGTAAGGTTAATTAATGAGTAATCAGTAGTTACATTTTTAATCATAACCACACCAATTACTTGTATAACGTCTCCTGCTGCTGGTCCAACTGCACCTGCTGCACCTAATGGTACTGCATGGTTACCGACAACAAGTGTTCCTGAAGTCAATACTGTAGCTGGTCCTGAAACTGAAAACCATCCATAAGCACTAGCAGCCATGTCAACTACTGTTACACCTAGTGTAGCACCTGTAGTTGTAGCAGCTTGGACAATTTGACCACTTCTTGGATCAGGAATTAAAGTTATTCTTGAAGCTGTTGTTATAGCTGTTGCTAAATCATCGTAGCAAGTAATAACAATAGAAGGATCGGATGAATGATCATGTGCTGGATTAGATTTAATTCTAAGCATTTGACCTTCACCTGCTGCATCATTTACATAAAGATAACCATTTGCATATTGGTTAAGTGTTATGTCAGTACCTGCGGTCTCAACTGATATTGCAGTTTCTCCAGCAGCTACAGCTGCGGTTGGTGTTAAATCAAAGTGATGAGCAATTGAAGCAGCGTGTGTAACACACTTACCTGCTGTAACAGCAGTTGCTGCTAATCTACCATAAGCATAAACAGTATTACCGTAAAGTAATCTACTGCCTAAAGGAAATAGTTGAGTAAGTCCTGAAGTAAAAGGATCAACGGTACCGTATTGGCTTCCGCCCTTACCTACGATAAGGTCAGCAGGACCATACCCTGTTGCTGCTACATACTGAGTATGTCCACCAGCATCAGTAAAGATATTACCATCTGCGTTGATTACCAACCCATCTGTTATCGCACCTGTTGTTGAATTTGTA